GACTCTACTTATGTAGAAAACTGGTCAGAAGGATGTCAGGTATTTAAAAAATCTTCCGATTTTGAAGAATTTATGTCAATATGTAGAAAGGCTGCCGCTGTTCATGGAAAATCATTTACTTACACTCTGTTAAAAAGTAGCGATATCGCATAAGAATAAAAATTAAAAAATCTATATGAAAGATTTACTTAAAAATGAATTAATTAATAATCTAGAAGCAATTAATCGTTCTAATGGAGTTATTGAATTTGATCTCAATGGATATATCACTAAAGTAAATGACTTGTTTCTTTCGGTCATTGGATTTTTACCAAATGAAAGAATAAAAATTATTGGTAAACACCATAGTATTTTTGTTGATCCTGAATATGCAAAGTCTTCAGAATATAAAGGGTTCTGGGAATCTTTACGTAAAGGAGAGTATATCGCAGGAGAATTTCCAAGAATAAATCGAGAAGGTAGTTTAATTTATTTACAAGCGACTTATAATCCGGTTTTTGATGAAAATGGAAAACCTTATAAAGTCATAAAATACGCTTTAGATGTAACTCATATTAAAAAACAAGAACAGGAGTTAAAAAATAGACTTAATGCAATTAATTCTTCTAATGCGGTAATTGAATTTGACCTTAATGGAATTATACTAGATGCTAACGAGAAATTTCAATCAGTAATGGGATTTTCATTAGAAAAGATAGTTGGTAAACATCATAGAGTTTTTGTAACTGAAAAATACGAAAATTCTAACGAGTACATTGAATTTTGGAATTCATTAAAAAATGGAGAATTTATTACTGGTCAATTTGAAAGAATTAAAAGTGATGGAATGGTAGTATGGCTTCAGGCTACTTATTCTCCTATTTTCAATTTAGAAGGTAAACCATATAAGATTATGAAAATAGCTACAGATGTGACAAAGGTGGTGGAGCAAAAGAAAGAGCTAGAAAAGAAAAATACTTATTTGGAGCACGCTTCCAAAATTCTTCGTCACGATATGCATAGTGGTATTAACACATACATTCCAAGAGGAATATCTTCACTAGATAGAAGATTAACTGATGATAATATCAAAGACCTAAAAATCGAAGCTCCTCTTAAAATGATTAAGGAAGGTCTTTTACATACGCAGAAAGTTTACAAAGGAGTATTTGAATTTACAAATCTAGTTAGACCGAATGCTACTTTAAATAAAACAGAATGCGATTTATCAGAAATATTAGATTCTTATTTAAGATCCACTGCCTATCGACCTCAAGTGATTATAGAAAAATTAGGTAAAGAAATGGTAAACGAAGCACTTTTCTGTACTGCAATCGATAATCTTATTCGAAATGGTTTAAAATATAATGACAGTCCAGCAAAATCTGTTAAAATATACCGAAAAAATAATATTATGTATGTGGAAGACAATGGTAGAGGTTTAAGTTCAGCTGAGTTTAAAAAACTTCAAGAACCTTACATTCGTAAAGAAGACCAAACCGAAGAGGGTACCGGATTAGGTCTAAATATTTGTATAGCAATATTAGAAGAACACGGACACTCAATAGAGTGTAATAAATTACCTGAAATAGGAACTCAGATGAAAATATATTTAAGATAAAAAAATAAATAAAATTATGATAGACTCAATTTTATTGGTAGATGACGAAAATCTCTTCCATTTAGTTTTTGAAGATGCTTGTAGTCTTCTTGACATTTCACTTACACTTGAGGGTGTAGATAGTTCAGATCACGCTGCCAATCTTTTTCAAGACTGGCAAACAAATCCAGATGGAAAACCAGAATGTGTTTTTGTAGATTTAAACATTATAGGATCTTCTTATGACGGTATTGAACTTATTCGTAAAATTAATTTTGAATATGGCAATAATGTAGTCATAGGAATTATATCATCATCTAATGAACCAACTGAACAGGCAAAAGCTGTTAAAGCAGGAGCTCAATTTTGGATAATTAAGTCAGATGAAATCGAACCAAGATTAGAAGAATTCAAAAAAGATTATGAAGGTTATAAAAATAGAACCGCGCCATTTAAAATTTATAAGTAAATCATGAAAGTAGATAAAAAAATAAGAGATTGGCTGTTAGATCTTCAAATCAAAAATAAAATATTTTTAGAAGGTAATCTTTTAAAGGTTATAGAATCCGATCCTGAAGATAACGACTTTACTAAATACATTGAGGATGCAAGTGCTAAAGATAAAGAGGCACGTAAGAGAAGATTGGATGTTACTAAACAAATACAGGACCAGAATAAGGACTTATTAACTGCACAAGAAGAAAACATCAAAGTAAATGAAGAGCTTAAATTAGCATTAGAATCTGCCGAAGATGAAAAGAAAAAAGCTGAACTATCAAGGATAGACGCCGATGAAGCTAAAGATAAGGCTCTTAATGATTTAGACATATTGCAAAAAAAATCTGAAACTGAATTAATTGGAACTATCATTAAAGTTGCTCTTATAGTAATCATGGGAGTCGGTGTAGTTACTACTTTAATGTACGGCATTGCAATGTTTACTGGAAAAGATACTCAAATAATAGGTTCCACTTGGAGCAATATGTTTGGTATTCTATTAACTAATGCATTCAGTATAGTTGGTACTATTATGGGTGTTAAATATGCTACAGAAAAGAAGAAAGATGAATAAATTAATATATACATATTTAGTATTAGTAAGTTTACTTTTTTCATGTAAAGAATCTAATCAAAGAAAAGAAATTATAACGTGCGTAATAGTTTCATGTGATGAAATAATTCCTGTTTCTATACACGATGAAATGAATAGACCCCTTGGTTATAAAATAAAAACTTCTTGCGAAATGTCCTTTAAAAGTAAAATTAAATATCAAAAAGGAGATACGATAGAGGTTACAAAAATTATTATATTATAATATGAAGACAAATATCTCAAATTGCAACTCATGTATAGCCATCGGTGATTTTATTATAACTAAGTTTGAAGCGATTATGATACCAATAATTACAGCAACATCCTTTATTTTAACTTATTTTTTCAATATAACAATTGAGAATTATCAACAATACATAGCAATATTGTCCGTAGTATTTTTAGATGGTGTATTTGGCATAATTGCCGGTATTAAGAAGGAAGGCTTTATGACAAAAAAGGCATTAAAGGTTTTGCGCACAGCATTCACATGGATTTTGATTTTAACAGTACTTCTCGCTGTTGAAAGGGGAATCAGTAGCACTTCATGGTTAAGTGAAACGTTTATTATACCATTTATCATATTTCAATTAATAAGTGCTGTTAAAAACGCATCAATGGCTGGTTATATAGAGCACAGTTTACTAAATGATATCTTAGATAAAATAGATCTTCATAAAGGAAATAGAAAGGATATTTCTTCTTAAATTAAAGCATTTAACTTCATCGTAGGTTAATCAATATAGTTAGTGTTAAATACTTAATGGTCTAAAGCAGAATGACTGCATGTAAGATTAAAAACTCTTCTGACTCATCCCAGTATAATATGATTAAATCTTATTGATCAATGTCATCATCTCAAATATCTACTAAATTTAAAGCAAAGAGAGAAGAAGTATCTGCTGAGATTCTTCAGTCAATTGAAAAAATGTCAAGCTTTAAAAATTTAAAGGAGGTACAGGTGACTATGCTCTCACTTAGACAAAGACTTTTGGAAGACAGTCATACTTTATTGGAGCATCTATCTGTAATTAGAAAAAAATATAAAACTGAGAAATCCTCTCAAATGGAAAATATTTCTGAAAATTTACAGCATCGATATCAATATAATGAAAAGACGGTGATCATTGAAGGCAAGACTGCCGCTACAAAGGAGATGATGGATCTAATCGAGAATCAGATTAATTTTTTTAATGAGTCTATAAAAACAGTGGATAATGTCTTATTTGGATTAAAGACCCGAGTTGAAATAGAAAAAACACTTGGACTATAAACAATGGTGACTTTCTCCGTATCCTTAGATAAGAAAACCCTGATATTAACGGAGGCTTCTCTAAACTCTGAAAAATCCGCAGCATATAATTACTTTAAGAAGAAATCAAAGGACGGAGATTTTAATATATTAGTCAGTAGAGGAATATGGGATGGCATGGACCACTTCATGTCAAAGAAAGGAGAGCTTCCTATTGGCCTATGGAAAGAACTTAAAAACTTTGAAAAAGCAAAAGGAATAGAAGTTCAAATAGACGGCATCTCTGACGTCTTCTCTCAATCGAATGGAATAACCTTAGAAAAGACCAGCTTTGAAGAATTTGTAATCAGATTATTCAAAGGAATCTTAACCGATAAAGGAGAGCCATTTTATCCTAGAGATTATCAAGTTGAAGGATCTTTTAGAGCAATTAAATATAAATTCTGTTGTCAAGAATTAGCAACATCTGCTGGTAAAACCTCAATCTTCTATACCTATAATTCCTATTTAAAATATCAAGGTATTATAGATAAGAATAATAAATCCCTGCTAATTGTTCCTAACGTCAGTCTAGTTAATCAGACTGCTGATGCCTTTAATCAATATTCAAACGGCACGGTTAAATGGAATATTCATAAGATTGGAGGCAATGATAATGACTTTGACCTTGAGAAATTTAAAGAGTGTGATCTATTAATAACAACGTATCAAAGTTTAATAAATCTAATACCTAAATGTTTAGATAAAAAATTAGAAACCGCTATTAAAAAGAAGCGCAAGAAAGACGAGGACGAAAAAAGGAAAGAAGAAATTAATAGAATTAAGAAAAAGATATTAGAAGCTAAGATGAATAATATCTCCTCTTATTTTAAAGTGGTTTGCGTGGATGAGGCCCATAAGAGCAGAGGAGATTCAATTACTGATATATTAGAATCTTGCTCAAATTGGGAATATAAATTAGGATTATCTGGAACCTTAAAATTAAATGAAGAGTATTCAGACTTCTTTAAGATGCAACAGAATATAGGCCCTCTCGTGATGATGCTGAACGCCAAATTCTTAATTGATAATGATTATTCGCCTATTGTAAAAATTAAACAGGTGTATCTGGAATACTCAGGGGATCATCCTGCGGTAAAGCAATATTTAGATATTCAAAAGAATCCAGAATTAAGAGAAAAAATTAAATCTCAATTTAAAGATCCAAAAGATTTCGGTAGAAATATGCTAGATATAGAGAAAGGAATTATCTTTGATAGCAGAGAAAGAATGGATTTCTTGAATGGATTAATAAAAAGATTCAGTAAAAATACCCTTATATTATTTTCTGACGTAAAAAACGAATATGGATTAAATTTAAGTAAGAGACTAAAGGAATGGAATCCAAATACCTTTTATATTGACGGCAGTGTAGAAACTCAAGATCGACAAAG